CTTATCCTAGGATGTCTTGTGGCAAATATACCAGGGCTCACAGTGACGCACCTGTTCCTTTTTTACGGAACATTAAGAGCTGCCACATTGTTGCCTACCATGTTCACCTTGAAAGGCGTACAGCTCAGATCTGGAGCTGTGGTAAAGGGAATCGTGGCGGCACTCATCATCGGACTCCCAATATTCGCGTATGGAAATATCTTTAATATCTCTGTATACAAAACGATGGGAAGTCTTCTTACGGTACTGACATCCGGAATTGTCGCCTTTTTATTATCCAAGAAGGGAAAACAGGAGGCGCGATAATGGAAAAAGTACTGGGAAGAAAGCAGAATATCGATAATGAAAAATGGAAAGAGGTGTTCTATAACATAGAACAGTATGTGTCCCGGCCGGAACTGGATGCGCTGGTGAATGAAACAGTAGAAGAAATCAAAACGAACACTGCTGGGAAAAAGGCAGCATATGCATGGTCGGGTGGTAAGGACAGTATTGTCCTTGGCAAACTCTGTGAGATGGCTGGAATCGAAGACTGCATGATGGCAGTTTGTGAACTGGAATACCCTTCGTTCATGGAGTGGATAAACGAACACAGACCAGAGAAGCTGGAGATCATCAATACCGGTCAGGATATGGATTGGCTGGCGAAACATCCGGAAATGCTGTTCCCTCAGGAAGCAAAGACAGCATCCATCTGGTTCCGTATCGTACAGCATACCGGACAGGCGAAATATTACAAAGAAAAAGAACTGGATATGATTCTTCTCGGAAGAAGACGCGCGGACGGCAATTACGTCGGCCGCAAGAGCAATATCTATACCAATGCCAAGGGCATTACAAGATACAGCCCGATTGCAGATTGGTCACATGAGGCATTGCTGGCATTCATCCATTATTACGGATTGGAAATGCCGCCAATTTATGATTGGAAGAACGGTTATCTCTGTGGCACTCATCCATGGCCGGCAAGACAGTGGACGAAAGATGTACAGAGTGCATGGGAAGAAATATACCAGATATGCCCTGAGATTGTACAGAATGCCTCAGGAAGGCTTCCGGGGGCAGAAGAGTATATAAAATCTACAATAGAATAAAGACCGCTTGCAGGCGGGAATTTGCCATTGTCCTTCTAAAGATGTTTTAGGAGGATTTTTTTATGCAGACAATCAAAATGAAACTGGCTGAGATGATAAAGCCGAAAAAGAACGTACGTAACCATACCGAGAGACAGCTCCAGGAGTATGAACGGAGCGTCAAGATGTTCGGGCAGATCCGGCCCATCATTGTAGATGAGACCAACACGATTCTCGTCGGAGTCGGACTTTATGACACTCTGACCAGAATGGGATATGTGGAAGCAGACGTATATCAGTTCACGGCATTGTCGCCGGCACAGAAAAAGAAGCTCATGATTGCAGACAATAAGATTTTTAACCTGGGTGTGGAAAATCTGGAAGTGCTGAATGAGTTCATTGAAGAGTTAAAAGACGATCTGGACATTCCAGGATTCGATGAGGACATCTTGAGAGAGATGGTCGCAGATGCGGAAGAGATTACGGAAGCAATCTCTTCATACGGAAAGTTGGATGCCCAGGAGATTAATGATATCAGGACCATAGGTAAGAAACAGGAAGAAAGAGCAGAAAAAGAAGAAAGTGTTCAGATAGAATCAAAAAATGTACAAAATGATTCTATTATGACCGGAAAACCTGCAGAAATGTCCAATACGCTCACGAATGAGAGCATGGAAGAAGACAGGACAGAAGTACAGAGATTTGTTGTCTGTCCGAAATGCGGAGAAAAGATATGGCTGTAAAACGATGTGCGGCCAGTATTGATGTAGTAGAAGCAGCTTATATCCGGATAAAGAATGCATTTAGTAACGGCCTGCCGGTATTCATGTCATTTTCGGGAGGAAAAGACAGCCTGTGTTTGGCCAATCTTACCTTAGAACTGATACAGAAGAACGAAATAGATGCAACACAGCTCACGGTACAGTTCATTGATGAGGAAGCCATATTTCCATGTATTGAAAAGACCGTGAAGGAATGGAGAAAGAAGTTTTTAATGTATGGCGCAAAGTTCGAGTGGTACTGCTTGCAGGTGCGCCATTTTAATTGCTTTAATCAGCTGGAGAATGATGAATCATTTATATGCTGGGATGAAGAAAAAGCTGACAGGTGGGTAAGGAATCCCCCTTCATTTGCCATTAGGAAGCATTGGATGCTCAGAGAACGACTGGACACATATCAGGATTTCCTTGATAAGAAGTGCGCAGGAGGAATGACAATGGTCGGAGTAAGGACAGCAGAATCATTACAGAGACTGCAGAACTTCGCCAGAATCACCCAGAAGGGAAAGAACAGCGTCGGACGGAAGAAGATCTATCCGATATACGATTGGAAGAATAATGATGTCTGGCTGTATCTTAAGGAGCACAATGTAAATATTCCGGATATTTATCTTTATATGTGGCAGGCAGGAAGCAATAAGAATCAGATGAGAGTATCACAGTTCTTTTCCGTAGACACAGCCAGATCGCTCGTGAAGATGAACGAGTATTATCCGAATCTGCTCGATTCCATTATCAGGAGAGAACCGAACGCATATCTCGCAGCTCTTTATTGGGATACGGAGATGTTCGGAAGGAGCAGCCGGAGCAGAAAAGAAATGGAGAAAGATACAGAAAAGAAGGATTACAGGGCGGAACTACATAAGATGTTCAGTAATTTCGATTTTTATTTCGATACGCCGCATAAAAGGAAAGTCGGAAAAAGCTATAGGAATTTCTACATGTCGGTCATGCAGATCATTGGAGAACAGGATCTGAAACGATTATATGAGAGCCTGATGGCTGGAGACCCGAAACTGAGGAATCTGAGAGCAATATACCAGAGTGTGTATACCAAGTACGTGCAGATTTCAAAAGATGAACAAAAGGAGAGAGATAAGAATGGACAATAGGCTGACAGCACCTTCTTCTACCATGCAGTGGATGGACAGAAATCTGGTAAAACCGAATAATTACAACCCGAACAGGGTATCAACACAGAATTTGGAACTATTGACGCAATCCATATTTACAAATGGATGGACATTGCCGATTGTGATTCGGCCGGATGGAACGATTATTGATGGATTCCACCGCTGGACAGTATCCGGCCCGGACTGGAATTATGTTCCACCTTCAGAAAAAGAAGACCGGAGAACATTATACGAACGCCTGGAAGGGAAAGTCCTCGTTGTAATCGTGGACCATAAAGAACATTCTGAGGACATCTACGGTACCGTTACCCATAACAGGGCGAGAGGTACCCATTTGCTCGAACCAATGAAGAAGATTGTAAAAGAACTCATGGACGAGGGAAAGACGGTCGAGGAAATCAGCAAGCAGCTCGGAATGAGACCAGAAGAAGTCTTTAGATTATCTGATTTTTCTAAAGACGATTTCCTTAAAATGATGACAAAAGGAGTAAATAGTTATTCAAATGCTGAGTTTATTACAAGAATTTAGTGTTTTAGCGCGTAAAAGTCGCTAGCGGAGAGAATCGTCAGACTGCTACGGCAATAATCTGAAAAATGAGAATCAAACATAAAATGGCGAGGTGGTGGTATGAATGAGACAAGGGCACCGACAAACGAAGAGTTAAGAGCGAAAGTCCTTGCTGAGTACAAAAAAGGTGTCGGGCCAAAAGCACTGGCAGAAAAAACAGGAATTTCCATCAACACGATTAAGTCGTGGATTAAGAGGGATAAGGACAGAAATCCTCCTCCGAAGAAGAAACCAGAGAAGAAGGAAAAAGGTGCATCCTCACCTAGAAAGAGGGGTGCACCCTTAGGCAATAAGAATGCGAAAGGAAATAAGGGCGGCGGAGCTCCTTTAGGCAATAAGAACGCACTTACCCATGGAGCATATTCGAAGTACTGGGACAGTCTTGACGAGGACGAGCTGGCATTGCTCGAAGAGGAATACATGGATGCCGAAGAAGAACTGAGGAAACAGATTCAATTGTATACCATCAGGGAACGGCGCCTGATGAACCGGATAAAGCAGTATAAAGAACTGGAGATCCAGAACAAAGGGTTTGCGGTCAGTGCCATTACAAAATCGAAAGATACTGCCATGAGGCTGAATGAAGACGGAATCCCTATTCTGAATGCGGATGGCAATCCTATCCTTGACACAGTGGAAGAAAGGACAGTCACACATACAGCAACTATCATTACGAGCATTATGGCTTTAGAGGCTGAGCTGACAAAGGTACAAAGAGCAAAGACCAAAGCGATTGATTCCCTTATCAGATTGCAGAATGATAGGCGCAAATATGAAATCGATGAGGCTAGGGAACAAAGAGAAGCAGACCTTCATGAGCTGCAGAAAGAATTGCTGGATGCACAGATTGAACATATGGATGCTTCTACCAATAAACTCCTTGGAACTGATGTTGAGTTGGAAGACACCACAGATGCAGACAATCTGATATATGGTTCTGTGCTGGATGAAGGAGGTGTGACCGATGCGGAAGAAGCAAAGGGTCCTCAGATGTCAGAAGAGTAAGGTCGAACAGAAGAGAAAGAAAACACTGAATTTCAATTTTTCCCAGAAACATATTAGTTATATACGGAATTGTCAACACAATGTGTACAACATGGCAGAAGGAGCAGTTCGAGCCGGAAAAACTGTGGATAACGTCTATGCTTTTGCTCATGAGCTGAAGACTCATCCGGACAAGCTGCATTTGGCCACGGGAAGTACGGGAGCCAATGCCAAACTGAACATTGGTGACTGCAACGGAATGGGTCTTGAAGGCATATTCAGAGGTCAGTGCAAATGGGGAAAATACAAAGGAAATGAGTGCCTTATCATTAATGGACCTGACACAGGATTCAAAGAGAAGGTTGTTATCTTCGCTGGTGCAGCTCTTGCATCATCATTCAAAAAGATACGTGGTAACTCTTATGGCATGTGGATTGCCACTGAGGTCAATCTGCATCATGACAATACCATCAAAG